TTTAATGCAGACACTCATATTGATATAGGTGATTATAAAGTAAGTTTACCACAAGTAACAAATACACTTTCAGATGTTATCAAAACTGGTTTACTTGCACCAACAACAAGGTCTGGTTATATTCTTGCTGGTGCAAAATTATTAAGTGCAGTTGACCCACTTTCAACTGTTGGTAGTGTTGATGAAAGAATGTCAAGGTATCTTTATGATAGTATCACGGTAGATTCACAAGGTAATCTAACATCAGATGGTGCAATAAATTCAATAACTAATTTTGGTGTAGATGCATCAACAGCCCTTGCAAAAAGATATGGTGAAGACTATAAAATAGAATTACAAAAATACGGTGGTAGAATTCCAACAAGAGATGAGAATCCCCAATACCACGACACGATAGTAGATACATTTAGAAGTACGCAATCTGGAGGTAAAGTATTTAACTCAGCATCTGGTTGGAACTTTGTTAATAATAGTACCAACGATAGTGATTTAAATAGTTTGACAGATGAACTTGCAAATCTACTTCCAGATTTTGATGCAAGTAAGGGTGGTAATTTTAATTCTAGTGGTATGTCAATAACAGAAAACTGGTTGGATACTGTAAAATATTTACAAGATGCTGATGGTAATTTTGTCAATAGAAATGATGCAGTCACAGATGCTTTTGTAGAACAAAAAGCAAGACAAATGTCTGAAAATTTATTAATAGAAAATAGAGGTAAAGAAAAAGAATTAATTTTAAGAACAGCAGAAAAACTAGGTGTAGACATATCAATTAAACCAGACCCAGTTGCAAATGCAATTACAATAGAAACACAAACTGGTAGAAGAACAACCACAGGCCCTACAACCACAAGTGGTGGTTCTTGGAGTGAACCAAGAACAACTGATACTAATTTTACTGGTACAAGAGTGAGTGGTATCTCTACTGAAACTGGACAACCAAGAAATGAAAAGATGAGAGTTGACCCAGAGTATCCTTACAATCACGCAAGGGAAACAGAGTCTGGACACATTAAAGAGTATGATGACACGCCTGGTGCAGAAAGAATTATGGAATTCCATAGGACTGGAACATTCTATGAGGTAGATTCAGATGGTACAAAAATGACAAGAGTTGTAGGACATAATTATGAGGTTGTTGCTGGTAATGATTTTGTAAACATTAAAGGTGCTTGTAATTTAACGATTGACCAAAACTGTAATACCTACATTAAAGGAAACTGGAATATACAAGTAGACGGAAGTAAAACTGAAGTAATCAAAGGTTCACGAATGACAATGATTATGGGTGCAGATACATTAAACATAGCTGCAATGAGAAGTAAAGTTGTGGGTGCAGCTGAAAGTAATGCGATAGGTGGTGCTCAAACTGATACTGTTGGTGGTGCTCAAATAACTTCAGTAGGTGGTTATATATCACGAAAAGCTGGTGCAAAGATAGGTGATATGGCTGGTGGAGCATATACTGCAACTGCTGGTGGTTTCTATAAAGTAACTGCACCAAGAATTGACTTGAACTAGGAGAAATAAATGGCTAAAAAAATGAATACAATGTCAGTCTACGAACCTACTTTTAAAAGAACATCTATTGGTAGGGGTAAAATTAAAACTTCTACTATGAATAAACATAAAAGAAGTAGTTGGAAGAAGTATCGTGGACAAGGATAATGGTAACAATATCACCTTCATCAAGGTTTGCAAGTGTAGTTAGACAACAGAATGGTCATAGTCAAGTATTTTCAAGAACTGTAACTGCGACTCCAGGCCCAAACGAAGTAATAGTTTCTACATCTTTATCTTTAGATAGAGAGTTTCATAATTTTTATTTAGAACCAGCAACCACTAACTCAATAGATAATATTATTACAGAAGATGATGATAACATTGTTTTTAATAGAACTAATTTATCTGGTGCAGATGCTGGAGATAAATTACAATTAGAAGCTGCAATAGTTGATGCAAATGTATTACTAGAAGAAGGAACTCCAGTTAGTGATGAAGATGAGGTACGAGCAGATACAGATGTAATTTTATTAGAAGATACACTTGCAGATAGTGAACCAGATATAACGATTACAAATGGTGGTAGAAGTGCAACAACATCTGGATTTTATAGTCGTAGGTTTACTGATATTGGTCAGTTTGTTATTAAAGGAGAAAGTGATTTATTTTCTGGGAGTTTTGATTTTACTGGTATAGATAAGATGCCTTTAAATCATAATGATGAGTCTTTAGGAAAAAAATATACATTGTATAGTATGAATCCAGATTTTACTGACCAATACAGATTTACATATAGTGTTACAGTATTGTATTATGAAGAACTAGAAATATCGGAAACTGACCCCATAACTTCAACCACGACAACACATAAAATAAGAAGTAGTATAAAAACATTTTCTGCAACATTAACACACGCTGTGATAAATGATTTATCATTTATAGGAAGATATGTAAGTAGTTATTATGCACAAAATAGAATACAATTAGAAGATGATGAAGATGGAATAAATGATGAAGCATTTATATTATTAGAGGATGAAAACTTTGTTATTACAGAGTAATAGTATAAATAATCATAGGAAAAGAATATGGCATTTAATTACACACCAGGCACAGCTTGTAGAATCGGCGACATAGATTTAGTTCATTGTAGTACACCACACCGTATGCAAGGTTCACCTAATGTTTTTGCAGAAAGTTTGCCTTGGAGTTGTCAAGGACATTTAAATACACCACATCTATTACCTTGTATATTGGGTTGCTGTGGTCATTTAGCTCCGATTGCAAAAGGTTCTACCACTGTATTTGTTAATGGTTTAGGTGCTGGTAGAGTAGGTGATGGTATAGCTGGTTGCACACAAGTTTTTGCATCTGATAATAAAACTGTTTTTGCTGGTGCTGGTGGTGGTGCAGTAACTGGAAGTCAAGTTGACCCTCAACAGATAATTGATGATAGAATTCAAGCAGTATTTGAAGGGACGGCCGCATAATGTCATTAACTGGAAATTTATTATTTGATGCACAAATAAATAACGAGAGACGAAGTAACCGTATCTTTAAGGATTTGAGTTTAAACTTTAATCAGAATCCAGTTACTAAAGATATTACTAAAGTTACAGATGTAGAGGCAATCAAAAGAAGTGTTAGAAATCTTATATCATTAAATCATTATGAAAAACCTTTTCACCCAGAGATAGGTTCTAATATCAGACAATCTTTATTTGAACCTTTAAACACATTAACTGCTGGAGTATTAACTCACAACATCACTAATGTTTTAGAAACACACGAACCAAGAATTTTATTACATAGAGTTGATTGCACACCAGACATAGACAGAAATGCTTATAATATTAGATTAGACTTTTTTATTATTAATGCAACAACTGAACTAATATCATTTGAGTTTATACTAGAGAGAATAAGATAATGGCAAATAAAGAAAGATTAAGAATTACAGAATTAGATTTTGATGGTATCAAAAGTAATTTAAAAACATTCCTAAAAAATCAAACAGAATTTACAGACTACGACTTTGAAGGTTCTGGTATGAATGTCTTATTAGATGTTCTTGCATACAACACGCACTATCAAGCTATGAACGCAAACCTTATGGGTAATGAGATGTTTCTTGATACTGCACAACTTCGTTCTTCAGTCGTATCACACGCAAAACTATTAGGTTATAAAGTAAGAAGTTCACGAGCACCTAAAGCAATAGTTAATGTAGAGGTTAGTGCAATTACTGGCATAACAACTGCAACAATACCAAAAGGTTTTTCTTTTCAATCATCTATTGATAATGTTCCTTATTTTTTTATTACAAATGAAGCAGTTACTAAATCAAGAGAAAATAATGTATTAAGATTTGAAGGATTAGAAGTATTTGAGGGAACATTAATCACAACAAGATATACTGTTGATGCAGATAACATTGACCAAAGATTTATAATTGCAGATACAAAAGCAGATATGTCAACTCTTAAAGTTACTGTACAAAACTCTTCAACCGATTCAACTACTCAAACATATACAGAATCTGCTGACATAGTTCAAGCAACATCTACATCTAATGTATTTTTTATACAAGAGGTTGAAGATGGACAACACGAAATATTATTTGGTGATGGTGTAATAGGTAAAAAATTAACTGATGGTAATATAGTTGTTTTAGAATATATTGTTACTAACGAAACTTTAGCTAATGGTGCAGGCAGTCTTACTGGTTCTTCACAAATTTCTGGTTCTACTGCATATACTGTTACGACAACATCTGCAGCCACTGGTGGTGCAACAAGAGAAACTATTGATAGTATTAAATTTAATGCACCTTTAGATTACTCTGCACAAAATAGAGCAGTCACAGTAAATGATTACAAAGTATTTGTAAGACAAGTATTTCCAGATACTGCAGCTGTTTCAGTTTGGGGTGGTGAAGATAATGACCCACCAAAATATGGAATAGTTTATATCTCTATTAAAACAAATGATGGAAACACATTAACTAATTCTCAAAAGTCTACAATACAAAATTCTTTAAAACCATATAATGTTGCATCTATTAGAACAGAAATAGTTGACCCAGAAACTATTCAGATTAGATTGACTACGAATTATAAGTATAATTCTACAATTACTACAAAAACAGTTAATGATTTAAATGCATTAATTGTAACAACACTTACAACTTATAGTGCAAATACTTTAGAACAATTTAATTCACAATTTAGATTTTCAGATTTGATTGGACAAATAGATGATACTGATAGTGCAATAACTTCAAATGTAACTACTATTCAAATGTCTAAAAAAATCACACCAACTCTTAACACCAATTCATCATATACAGTAAACTTTGGTAATTCAATATATAATCCTCATAGTGGTCACGAAGCTGTTGTATCATCAACTGGATTTAAAGTAAGTGGTAATGATAACGAACTTTTCATTGATGACACAGATGGTACATTAAGAACTTATTATTTTGTTGGTACAACGAAGACTATTGTAGATGCAAATTTTGGTACTGTTGATTATATTGCTGGTAAAGTATCTATACCTAGTGCAAAAATAACAAGTATATCTAATGTTGATGGTGCAACATCTACACAAATTAGAATAGTTGCAGTTCCATCATCTCCAGATATAATACCTTTGAGAAATAATATATTAGAAATAGATTTACCTAATTCAACTGTTAATGGAAAGGTAGACACTGCAACCTCAAGTTCTGGTTCATCTGTTGCAACAACATCGGCTGCTGTAACAACTGCTGATACATCAACATCTTATATTACTACTGGAAGTAGTTCCTCAAGTGGTTACTAATGTCTTCTACATTTGATAAAAAAATCTCACCTTTATTGCAAGAATTCGTTCCAGAGTTCTTAAAATCTGACCACCCTAAATTTGTAAAATTTTTAAAAGATTATTATAGATATCTTGAGTGTGGACAACTTACAATATCTGGTGAAGTAAATTATGTATTACAAGAAACAACATCTAATAATTATATTTTAAATGAGAAAGGTGATGAGAATGTTGTATTAGAAGATTCTGTTGCAAAGTTTACAGTTGGTGAAACAGTTAAAGGTTTAACATCTAATGCAACTGCGACAGTTTTAATTGATGACTTTGATGACAATCAAGTATTATATATTACTTCACAAAATAAATTTGAAACCAATGAAGAGATTCAAGGTTTAACTTCTAATGCACGAGCTACAATTACACAGTTTCGTGGTAATCCAATACAAAACATTCAACAACTTTTAGATTATGCAGATGTTGATAATACCATATATGATTTCTTAACTCAATTTAGAGATTCATTTTTAGAAGGTATTAGTGAAACACTTGCAAGTGGTGTATCAAAAAGACAATTAATAAAAACAATAAAAGATTTATATACTTCTAAAGGTACTATTGATGGCCACAAATATTTCTTTAGATTATTATTTGATGAAGAAGCTGAAATAGTATTTCCAAGAGATAATATGTTAAGAGTTTCTGACGGTTTCTGGGACTCAGAAATTGTTATGAAAGTTATTGAAACAGGCACATCAGACTTTGGTAGTCTTTCTAATAAAATAATAACTGGTAGAACATCTGGTGCAACAGCAAGAATCACGACAGTCACTAAATTTACAGAGGGTGGTAATGCGTTTGCACAATTAAGAATTGCAGATAACTCTATTACTGGAACATTTCAAATTGGTGAAACTGTTTTTGGAACAGACCCTAATAATGATTTTGATATTTTTGCAGTCATACAAGAAATTGTTTCTGGTGTTGATATTACTAGAAGTGGACAGTATTATGAAATCAATGACCCAGTAACTGTAATAGGTGGTGATGGTTTTGCAGAAATGGTTGTTGCAGATGTATCAAAAGGTAAGATAGATGAAATAATAATTGATGATACTGGTACTGGTTATACAAATGGAGCTCAACTTCAATTTGATAATAGTGATACAGATGGTACTGGTGTAGAAGCAAATGTTGATATTGTAGGTGGTTCAATACAATTAGAAAACGCAACATCTGGTGATAACATTATTACTGATGAAAGAGAAAGTATTATTGTTGATGATGTCGGTGATATAGAACAAGAAGATGCAACCTTTGAAAATGTAAATATAGTTTTAAATAGAACTGCAACCCCCCACGCAGATGCTGGTGATAATATAATTATTGAAACACCAGTTGACCCAGACAACTTCATTACAAATCATATTCAAATAGAAAATGATTCTGATGGTGTCACTAATATAATTTTTGATGGAACAGATGCAACTGGGTCAGATGCAAATTCAAAAATACTTACAGAGGATTCTGTTGTTACGAGTGCAATACAAACTGGTGTGTTAGTCGGTGAAGAAACAAATTCATCTGAAAGATTTAGACAATCACTACCAGTAGATAACAATAACGATTTTATATTAGAAGACGAATTAGGAAACTTTAGATTACTAAGAGAAGAATCTGAACCAGAGTTCTTGATATTAGAACAAGATGCAACTGTTGACCACATAGTTCTTGATGGTACTGATACAAATAGTGCTAACGAAAATGATAATATAGTTCAAGAGAATGATGGTGCTTCTAGAATCACTATGGAATTATCAGATAGTGATGATGTATTACTATTTGAAAATGAACAGTTTACACAATTAGAAACTGCAACATTACCGTCACAAGAACAAGGTGAGATAAGAAGAATAAGAATTACAAATGAAGGTAATGGTTATACTAAATTACCATCTATAACTGTATCTGGTGGTACTGGTGCAAAACTTCTTGCAAAATCTAATACTGGAGTTGGTGGTGTTACAGAAGTAGGTATTAGAAACTTCGGTTCTGGGTATAAGAACGATTCTGTTTATCACATATTAGAAGATGCAACTGTTACTGGTGAAGCAATATCTGGCCAAAAAATATTATTAGAAAATGAGGGTGAAGGTGATGCAATCTTAAATGAAGATACAGTAAGAGATTCTGTAAGATTTAATAAAACTGTATTAGTAAAAGACATTGTTGGAACATTTGTTGCAACAGAAGGTTTAACATCATCAGAAGGAACTATTGTTTCCTTTGATAGTGCAAAACAAACCATTAAAATAAATTCAACACATACACCAGAAGAGGGTGATTTAATTACAACTGGTACTGCAAGTGGAATAGTTGTACAATGTTTAACAGCTGATGGTGATTTAACTACTGGTGCAACTGGTAGAACAACTGGTAACTTCATAGGTTCAAAAGGATTTGTATCTGAAGATACTATGAGAATCCAAGATTCATATTACTATCAAGATTTTTCTTATGTTGTGAAAATAGGTGAATCAATTAATGAGTGGCGTGATAGTATTAGAACTGCGACACACCCTGCTGGGTTTGCAGTATTCGGACAAGTTACTATTGCATCATTAGTCAATGCACAACTTAAAATACCTACTGGTTCTGAGATTTCTGGATTTGTAGGTGATACTGAAACATTCACTCCAGAACTTGCATCTACACTTACAACTCTATTTACAACTGTATTTGGTCGTAGGTTAGGTACAGCAACTGATGGTACAACTTTAAATACAACTCCAGCTATTGGTTATCAAGAAAATACAAGTGGTGGTGGAACAGTATTACCATCTAGTAAAAGAGAACTTACATTATCAAGTTCTGTTTCAGTAACTATGGGTGGTGCAACATCATCATCATTTGCACCTTTTTTAGTTAACCTTGCGAAATATGGATTTATGCAAGAGGGATTTTTAGGTGATGATGAAAATGTTGATACTTATTTTACTATTGACCAATTTAAAGATGTTAAAATAAATGAAGTATCTGTTACTGGTGGATTTAGTGATACTGATGAAGAGAACTTTGATTCTACAACAAGGTTCTTTGATGAAAGTAGAAACTTTATAGCACCATCTGCATTTACTACAAGAATCAATGTACCACCAAGAGGTGAATTAAGAATTACTAAAACTGGTATGTTCCAAACATTTGATATGGACTTTAGAACATTTGATGATATTAGACAAACATTTGATGAAGACAATGCTGGTGGTAAGACAATAGACACATTGGGTCAAGAGTTCTTAGATTTCTCTGAGACACATAAAACATTTGACTCAAATAGTGTCAAGTTTGATGTAGGTTTTGCTGGATTAACTAATCCACTAGACTTCTCACAAACACTATACAAATTTGATGATACACTAGGTGGTGATTATGCAAGATTTGATGCAGACTTTAGTGTTTCACAAACTGCAAACATAACAACTACATTTGATGCAAGTGCATTTAGATTTGATGCAACTTTATCAGATATGGGATTAACTTTTGATAATACTGCAACTTAATCATTATAAATAAAAGTAGATAATAGGAGATATAGGAATGGCATATCAATCTATCGGACTTGGAAGTTCAGCAAATGATGGGACAGGCGATACCCTCAGAGCTGGAGGTGACAAGGCAAACGATAACTTTGTAGAACTGTACACATTATTAGGTACTGGTTCTGCTTTAACTTCTGGGATGAGTGCAACTGCAACCGTAGTTACATTAACAGCCCCAGTAATCGCTACAAGTTTAGACCTTAATGGTTCTGAACTTATTTTAGATGTTGATGCAGATACTTCAATAACTGCTGATTCAGACGATACAATAGATTTTAAAATAGGTGGTGCTGATATATTTCAGATGACTGCAACTAAACTTGACCTTAATGGTAAAGAATTAGTTTTAGATGCAGACGCTGATACATCTATCACTGCTGACACAGATGATACTATTCACTTTAAAATAAATGGTGATGATGATATCATTTTCACAACTGGTATTATTGATGTAAAAAATAGTGGTGCAAAATCACAAGTAAGATTATATTGTGAGAGTTCAAATGCACACTATGTTGCAATAGAATCTCCAGCTCACGCTGTATATTCTGGTAATGTCACAGTCACACTACCAAACAAAACATCAACACTTCAAGGTTCATCAACTGAAACCATTACTGGTGCTGGTGGTTCTAACGCACTAGATAAAGATACTGAAGTATCACTTATAAACACAGCTAGTGGTACTGCTGGACTTACTCTTGCAACTGGTCGTTTTGTTGGTCAAAGAAAAATAATCATTATGACTGTTGCTGGTAACAATGCAACAATGACACAATCAAATGGTAACTTAAACTCTACCAATGTTTCTACAAGTATTGTATTTAATGCAATCGGTGAAAGTGTTGTTTTAGTTTACAATGGTGCAAACTGGAATGTAGTTTCTAGTAACGGTGCAACCATATCATAGGATAAATTATGGCTGTCTTTCAACTTCCAACTGATGGTATCGCAGACGGTGCCATCACAACTGCTAAGATTAATGCATCAGTTAGTCTTGGTGCATCTGTTAATATTATTCTTAACGGAACAGATGGTGGAGGTTCTAATGCTGGTGATAATTTAATCCTTGACGGTACAGATGGTGCTAGTGCTAACGCTGGTGATAAAGTTCAATATAATGATGTCCTAGATGCAAATGCCATTCCCCAATCTTTCGGACAATCAGCACAGTTTAGAGCAAACACTAAATTTTTAAATGAAACACTTACAATTCCTCAAGGAGTCAATGCAGTGGCAGTAGGGCCTATCACGGTTACTTCTGGTAATACATTGACAATAGAGGGAGATGTTGTTATACTTTAGGTAGATTTTATGGGTACATTAAAAGTAGATAATTTACAAAAAGAAGACGGAACTGCTATTCTTACTGATGGTGTTTTTAGTTCAAGTGTTAGTGGAGCAGGAATAGTTCTACAACAAATAACAGTTGCAGTTGCAAAAGCAACTTTTACTTCTGCAATACCAGATGATGATACAACTCCCACAGTTTCAGAAGGAACAGAAATTTACTCACAAGCAATAACACCGAGTTCTACTTCAAGTAAAATTTTAATAACTGGTTCTATTGAAGGTTCAAGTTCAGCCGCAAATGGTTGGGGTATCACTGTTTTTAGAGGAAGTACTTGTATATTAACAGTTCACCAAACTAATGCTATGGGTGGTGGTCAGCCTAACCAATGTAATATTAATGTTTTAGATTCACCTAGTTCAACCTCAGCAGTAACATATTCAATTAGAGCTGGTTGTATGGCAGGGTCTTCAGCAATTTATGTACAAAGAAGAAGTTCAGAAAAATATAATGGAACAATGGCTTTAAATTGTGTAACTCTTCAAGAGATAAAAGGTTAGTAATATGAATATAGCAAAATTATTAGAATACTATTGGCCTGGTTGTTTATGGGAATTAGTGGGTAATGACCAAACTGATTATAAAAATTTAACTTGGTTAGACGAATCAACAACGAAACCAACAGAATCAGAATTATTAGCAAAAAAAGATGAGGGTGAACTTCGTGAAGCATTAGATGAAATAAGACCAATAAGAAATAGACTTTTAAGAGAAAGTGATTGGACACAAATGCCAGACATAAGTGACTCTAGAATGGATAGTACAACTAAAGGTAAATGGCAAGTGTATAGAGAAGAACTGAGAGATTTAACAAAAGGATTAGATACTGTTGACAAAGTAAAAAAAGTTACTTGGCCAACAGAACCAAGCTAAGGATAATAAATGGGTATTTTAAAAGTAGATAGTATACAAAAAAGAGATGGTACTGCACTTATCACAGATGGGGCTGCATCAACAACTTTACTTTCTCAAGAGTCGTTAAGAAGTGCTGGTGTGGGTATGATTAAATTATTTCAAGGTAGTGCAACTTCTGCCGCTTCATTTGAAATAAACAGTACATACATAAATTCTACTTATGACAATTATTTAATGTTTATAGATGCCACACCAGTTACTGATGCACAAACATTAAGAATGAGATTTTTACATAGTGATTCTGTTCATACTGGTAGTGATTATTTTTATGAAACAGAAGTTCATTCAAGTTCAACACATTCTTACGACCACGATGCAGCTGACCATATTAGAATGGTTTATCAAACTGCTGGTAACGCAACTGGTGAAGGTTTAAATCTTTTTTGTACTTTATCACAAGTAAATAGCACCTCTAGACCGACAATAGTTAAAGGTGATTATACAATTGTTGATGGTGCAAGTAGTCAAGGTGGTACTTTTAATGGAGGTCAAGATCTCGGAGGTAGAGCAACTGCGATAACTGGTATTCATCTTTATTTTGGAAGTGGTAATATAATTATGAACGACTTTGCAATATACGGAGTAACCAAATAATGGGAACATTAACAGTAGACAATTTAAACTTAAACGGTGCAATTACAGTTAACGGTTTCAATGCAAATGCATTTCAAACAGCTCTATTGCATGTAGTAGATGAAAAAGCTAATAATACTGCTGCACAAACTTTTTCTGCAGGACAAAATACAAGAGAATTAACAACAGTAAAAACGAATGAAATTGCAGGAGCATCTCTTAGTAGTCATAAAATAACTTTACCAAGTGGAACATATTTTTGTCAAGCAGAGGCAAATGGTTATGTAAATGCAAGAAATAAAATAACTTTGTATAATGAAACAGATGCAAGTTATACTTTAGTAGGTCTTTCATCAAACTCTCATGCTAGTTATTATACTACGAGTGTAAGTATGTTAAGTGGAAGATTTACTATATCAGCTCAAAAGGTTTTTCAATTAAGACATTTCATTCAATCTGGTACTGCTGCTGGTATTGCAGTAAATGATACCGTAAATGTAGAAGTATATGCAAATGTAAGAATATGGAAGATAGACTAATGGCTTGGGTAAAAATAGAAAATAATATTGTTATACAGAAACAACCTTATCAAGAAGTTGGGTTTGTGGAAGTATCTGATTCTGTAATATGTGGTCAAATAAAACAAAGTGATGGCAAATTTGTTGACCCAACTCCACGAGAGTTAACATATGCAGAAAAGAGATTACAAGAATACCCATCAATTCAAGACCAACTAGATGATTTATATCATAATGGAATTGATGGTTGGAAAACAAAAATTAAAGCTATAAAAGATAAACACCCTAAAGGATAAAAAATGGCATATATTGGAAAAGAACCTACATTTGGTGCATTTGAAAAAGACATCTTCACTGGTGATGGTTCAACTACACAATTTACTTTGACACATAATGTTGCCTCTGCAACTTCTATTATAGTTTCTTTAGGTGGTGTTATTCAAGAGCCTGGAAGTGCATATGATATCGCAATGGTTAGTGGTGTACAAAAAATTAATTTTGCTTCTGCTCCAGCAAACTCTGTAAGATGTTTTGTAGTTTATCTTGGTAGACAACAAATAGTTCAAGCAAGAGCAGCCACAGATACAACTCCAACAATAGATACATTTACTGGAGGAAGTGGAACAACTGCATTTACTTTATCAAGAGTTCCTCAAAACCCATCATCAACTGTAATTGCATTTGTGAATGGTGTGTTTCAAAAATATACAACAAACTTTTCAATCGCTGGTACAACTATAACTTTTACTTCTGCACCAGAAACATCTGCTGTCATAGTGGTAGTTCATTTATCAACAACAAACGAAGTTAATTTAGGTTCTCCAGATGATAATTCAGTAGGTACTGCAAAAATTCAAGACAACGCAGTAACAAATGCAAAAGCAGCTTTCACTTATACATCATCTTATTTTACTGGTGATGGTTCAACAACTGCATTTACAATTACTACTGGACATACAGTAAATAGTATTATAGTTACAGAAAATGGAGTTATTAAAAAACCAACAACTGATTATAGTGTGTCTGGTACAACCTTAACTTTTTCTTCTGCACCAGGCAATACAGTACAAGTTGGTGTTAGATATTTAGTGGTATAAGAAAAATAAATATCCTAAGAAATAATAAATAAATAAAAGGAATAAGAATGGTAACTAGAATCACAAAACAATCACCAACTGGTGGTGCAAAGTTAAAAAGACCAGATGGTTCTACTTATATAGAATTACCAAAAACACCTTTTGATGCAAACAAAGAAGGTGAAACTAGGAAAATTAATGAAACAACTGGTTACTTTGGAAAGAAGGTTTCATAAATGCCAATAAGTAAAATACCAGTAGGTGCAATACAATCTGGAACGATTGGGACTTCTCAAATTGCTGATGATGCTGTCACTACTGCAAAGATTTTAAACGATAATGTTACCTCTGCAAAAATTCCAAATGATGCAGTTGGTTCAACAGAAATTTCTTCTAATGCAGTCACTCGTGATGAGTTACAATCAGCTGCAGTAAATAATATTTCATCAGACTCTATAATTTTAAATTCTACTAATGGTACTGCTGATGCTGGTGATTTTTTAGTTTTAGATGGAACAGATGTTTCTAGTACAAATGCAAATCACAGAATATTATTTGACGAAACTTTTGTAGATAAAGTAGGATTGTTTAATATTAATACTTTAGGTTCTGCTGGAGATGCACTTAAAGTTAATGAAGCTGGAAATGCATTTGAATTTGGTACTGCTGGTGGTTTAACATTGTTAAATAAAACAACATTATCATCATCTTCTGATGTACAGTTTCAAGGATTAATGACTGGATATGATTCTTATAAATGTGTTTATAATATACAAAGAAGTACAGATTTGATTATAAGAGTGTATTTTATGAGTGGTGCAAGTATACTAAGTTCTGGATATCATTCAACTGGTGCTTCTGCTCACGGAAGTGGTATAAGCAGTTATGGAGATGATTCACAAGGATTTATGAATAATACTGCAACTTGGTCTTCACAAGAAAGTGCTACAACCACTCCAGTAAATGGATATTTTTATATTGTTAATCCTAACGATGCAAATGATTATACAACTATTATAGGGTCACAAAGTCTTTGGTCTGGTAGTACAAACTTAGTAGCAAATACGATAGCTGCAAGTTCAACGACTGCACAAGCACAAGATGGTTTAAGATTTTATCCAAGCACTGGTAACTTTGCTAATGGATTTATTAAACTATATGGAATTAGTTAATGGTTAATGTCAATAATTATAGGAGATAAAAATGGCATACACACATAAAATGGTTAATGGTGAAAAAATACCTTTGACCGATTCAGAAATAAAAGAACTTGAAGCAAGAGATGTAGAGTGGGCAAAAGGTGCTTACGATAGAGCGATTGCTGGTTTAAGAAATGAAAGAAATAATAAATTAAGTGAATCAGATTGGAGAGCAAACTCTGATGTGACAATGAGTTCTGATTGGAAAACTTATAGACAAGAGTTAAGAGATTTAACAAATGGATTAGATACTGAGGACAAAGTAAATAAAGTCACTTGGCCAACAGAACCGTCATAAGATGGACTAAATAGTAGAAGGAAATACAATGGCTGCAATTATTACAGAAAAATTTAGACAAACAAATGCTGCTCAGTTTGAGGAATCATTTTCTGAAACAAACGAAAACTATTATATGTTTGTAGGAAAATCAACTCCTTTTACTAGTGGAACTTCTGGTGGAAGTGATACTTCTCCACCAAGTCCAGTAGACGATATTACATCAGAGAATTATAGATGGGACTCAATGTTAGGTGCAAATGCGATTGCATCTTCTGATGTATCAAGAGGTGTTCCTAGAAGAACATATACATCTGGTACTACTTACGATATGTACGAACATAACATTAGTGCAGCTAATCCTTCAAATCAAACTGGTGCAAGTAATCTTGTTGATTCTACATATTTTTTCATAACTTCAGATTACAGAGTTTACAAAGTTTTATATAACTTAAATTCTTCTGGAGTAAAAATCGCACTTTCAACAGAACCTACTTTTACTTCCCCAGTAAAACAATTTGTTGGTGGTTATTATTTACAATATATGTACACATTGACAACCACTCAAGTAGACAAATTTTTAACAACTGACTTTATGGCAGTCGCAACAGACTCAACTGTATCATCTGGTGCAGTAACAACAAGTACAGACTCTGCACCTTTTAATGGTGCTCCTATTGATACTTTCTTGGTAACAAGTCAAGGTAGTGGATATCCAGATGGAACTTATTATGTTAAAGTTGCTGGAGACGGAACTGGTGGAATCTTAAAGGTTGTTGTGAGTTCAAATGTAATAACAAGATTTGGTGAAACTGGTGTATCATCAGTACAAGCTAGTGGTGCAAATTATACTTTTGCAACAGTAGATTTGGCAGGAACTAATGTTTATACAAATGCTGGTGCAACATCTTTAATAAGTGGAGGTACTTTATCAACTTGGAATTCAGCTAGTGCTGGAACTATAACTCCAATTATATCACCTCAAGTTGGTCACGGACACGATGCAGTTGAAGAATTAGGTGGACACTATATAATTTTAAATACAAAGTTTGAACAAGAAGAAGGTAATGATATTACTGTTGCAAACGACTTTAGACAAGTAGGTATTATGAAAAATCCTACTCAATTTAACAGTTCGTCATTATTTACAGCATCTACTGCCAGACAAACATATGCAATTTATATTCCTTCACCAAGTGGAGATTTTGATGCAGATGAAAAAATAACTCAAGCAACTACTGGTGCAATCGGTAGAGTCGTTGAATGGGATGCAACAAATAAGATTTTATATTATCAACAAGAAAGATTTACAAATTATGGTGTTAATACTGCAAGTAACACAGTTTTATTTTCTGGTGCAAATGCAGTATCTGGTGCAGACTCTAGTGCATCTGGCACTCCATCATCAACTGGTTCTGAAACTGTTGATAGTATCGCATTTTCAAGTGGATATGCAAATCCAGAAATGCACCCAGATAGTGGGGACATAATTTATATAGAAAACAGAAGACCTATTTCACGAGCATCTGACCAAACAGAGGATGTTAAAATCATAGTTGAGTTTTAAGAATGGCACAAAAAACAAATCTAAATGTATCACCATATTATGATGATTTTGATACAAGTAAAAATTTTCATAAAGTATTATATAGACCTGGCTTTGCAGTACAGGCTAGAGAACTAACCACACAACAATCTATACTTCAAAATCAAGTTGAAGAAATGGGTAGAAACATCTTTAAAGAAGGTGCAATTATATCTGGTGGTGAAGTTGGAATGGACAAACAGTATTATGCTGTTAAAGTTCAAGGAACATTTAATACCACAGACATTACATCTAATATTTCATCTTATGTAGATAAAGTTATTACTGGTGCAACATCTGGAGTATCTGCAAAAGTTGTAGGAACTGCAGCTGCAAGTGGTGATGACCCAATCACTTTATTTGTAAAATATTTAAATCCAGATTTAACTGGTGAAACTTTTGTATTTTCTAATGGTGAAAACTTAACAGCTAACGGTGCAGTCGGTTCATTTATTGCTGGACAAGAATCATTAACTTGTCAATCAACAGATGCAACTGCAATAGGTTCAGCAGTAACAGTTGCGGCTGGAACATATTTTGTTAGAGGTATTTTTGTAAATGTTACAGAACAAACATTAGTTTTAGATAAGTATGGAAACACACCATCATATAGAATAGGTTTTACAGTTACAGAAGATTTAGTAACTCCAGAAGAAGATAGTACATTATATGATAATGCAACTGGTACATCAAACGAAAACGCAGCTGGTGCTCATAGATTAAAAATCTCATTAACACTTTCTAAATTATCTTTAACAGATACTAATGATACAAATTTTGTAGAAATAATGAGAGTAAATCTTGGTAATGTTTTATCTGCATCAAGAAATACTGAATATGCAGTATTAGGTGAAACACTTGCAAGAAGAACTTATGACGAATCTGGACACTATATTGTTAGAGATTTTAAACCAGATGCAAGAGAAACTTTAGCTGATGGTATTAATAATGGAATATTTGAATCTGGTGCTACTACTGATAGTGGAAATACAGCATCTGAAGATTTACTTACTTTACATCTAACGCCTGGTAAGGCATATGTTGCTGGTTATGAAATAGAAAAAAGTCACCCAACATTTATAGATATTAGAAAACCAAGAACAACTGATAATGTTGATAACGCAATCACACCAGTTGAAGTTGGTAATACAATCGTAGTAGAAAATACATTTGGTTCTCCAGACATATCTCCAGAAACGCCTGGTTCTATTGATGAACCATTTATGGAAGTTTCACTTCACGATAATTTTACAGCATCTAAAGTAACTGGAACAACTGGCGGGCCAGGAAGAGGAATAGAAACAGATAGTATTTTAACAGAAGACGGTGGAAAAATTGGTGTTGCAAGAGTAAGAAGTTTTGATACAGCTGCAAATAATTCCACAGTAACTGACTTTTTATCAAATAGTGCAGATAATGATTCAACATTTAATCTTGGATTATTTGATATTAAAATGTTTACAGAGATTGATTTTAGTGGAGTAGTAACTTCATCTGAATTTGCTGCTGGGGCAAAAATAACTGGTGCAAATTCTGGTGCAACTGGATTTGTTCACTCTGTTAGTTCAGATGCAGTTTATCTTACAAATGTAAATGGTATATTCTCAAGTGGTGAAAAAGTAAAATCAAGTGCATCAACTCAATCAGATGAATTAGTACACGAAAATGGTACAACAACAGATTTAACAATTAGTGCAATAGAGTCATTTGACATTAGTCAAGTAAGACAAGTCTTTATGAATGATGATGATTCAAATCAAGCAAACTTTAGTGCTGATTGTACTATGCAAAGTAGATTCAGTCTTACTGGTACAGTATCACTTACAAGAAACACAAATACTTTAGTTGGACAAAACACTTTATTTAATACTGAATTAAAAGCTGGTGATGTTTTAGAAGTTCCAACTGGTGCTGCTAGTGCAACAGAAAAAATTGTTATTGAAAGTGTAACAAATAATACTTCTGCAACTTATTTCTGTATTCAAGGTGGTGCAGTTGTAAACACATCTAATACTACTCGTTCTAGTGGTACTGCAACATTTACTGCAACTGGAGCGTTCACTGCAACTACTGGTTCAGTATTAAGTGGTTCTGGAAGTAGAACTGTTGTATTTAAAGACCACGCAATTAACGGATATAATGGTAAAGCAACTATTACATATGCATCAAATAATACAGCTACATATCCAGTAAACTCTGGTATTACAACTCCAGATACTGCTGGTACTGGTAATTCAGATATAGTTTTAATCTCTAGTAATGTAACAAGTGTTGGTGCAATTAGAACAAGAACAAAAATTAATGATGTAAACAAAAATATTCTTTTAAGAAAAACAGTTAAGAAATATGCAAAAACAATGTTGACTACGGACAACAATGGTGTATCACAAACTTCTTATACATTTAAGAAACAATTTATTGTTACATCAAATGCATCTGGACAGATAGTAATAACTGCTGGAACTAACGAAACATTTAATGCACTATCTAATACAAATTATGCAATTACTATTTTAGATGATGGTTCTGGTGGGTGTAATGATGGAGATATTATTGATATTGATGATATGACTTCTGCTGTATTGGCTGGTGATTCTAAAACTGCAACAATTACTGATACAACTGTTTTCGGAACATCTTCAGATTGTGTAGTTAAAGTGACTGCAACAATTTCAAAAACTACTGCACAACAAAAAAACAAAACAAACAATCCTGCTCATTTAGTTATTGTAGATAACAATGGTGTAGGTGGTGGTGTACAATATGGTACATCTGCACATCACAAAGAGATTTCTTTAGGTAGAACTGATGTATATAAAATAAGAGCAATATACGAATCTGCAAACGCATCTACCGACCCATTAGTTCCACAATTTACTGGAACAGTTTCAAGTGGAACATTTACTAAAGGTGAAAGAATAAAAGGTACAACTAGTGGTGCAATAGGTTCTCTTATTAACACAGGCCCAACTACTTTCTTTTATGTTTTATTATCTAATAAAAACTTTTCAGACGGTGAAACATTTACTGGTTTAACAAGTGGTGCAACTGGTACAACTACTGTTGTTACTGCTGGTGATACAGTAGTAACTAGTAATTATGTATTAGATGATGGTATGAGAGATTCATATTATGATATTTCTAGAATAATCAGAAAAACAAATGTTGATGTTCCTATTGGTAAATTATTAATTGTATGCGACCACTTTACTCACGGTACTGGTGATTTCTTCAATGTAGATTCATATTCAAACATAGATTATAAAGAAATTCCTACATACCTTGCAACAAGAGTAGACACAGAACAAAGACAACCTAGAGGTAGATTCTTATTACACGACTCAATAGATTTTAGACCTACTGTTGCAAATGATGATACAATATCTACTGTAACAACATCATCACAAAGTTTATCTACTGAAAGAGTAAATGATTATACATTTAACTTTGCACAAAGAAACTTCTCTGCAGCTGGTTCAATAGTTTCAAATATTCCACAAGACAATTCTAACTTTCAATATGATTTAGATTTTTATGTAGGTAGAACAGATAGTGTTTTCTTAACTAAAGATAAACAGTTTGTAGTTAAAGAAGGTTTAGATGTTGAAACAGAAATAACAGAACCACCTAAACCATTATCTGAAAATGAAGCTATGAAAATAGTTGATGTATTAATGCAACCTTATGTCAAAGAACCAGAACAAGATATATTTTTAAGAATACAAAAAAATAACAGATTTACAATGAGAGATATTGGTCGTTTAGAAAATAGAATAGAACGACTAGAAGATTATACAACTCTTAACTTATTAGAAGCAGAAACAGAAAACTTCCAAGTATTAGATGCAAACGGATTTGATAGATTTAAATCTGGTTTTGTTGTTGATAATTTTACTGGACATAAAACTGGTGATGTATCTCACCAAGATTATAGTTGTGCAATAGATTATGAAAACAGAACACTAAGACCAAAATACTCTATGAAGAATGTTGCACTTATAGAACAAAACGAAGATTCTACTGCAAGAGCAAATGATGGTTATTCTAAAATTGGTGACCAATGTATGCTACCATTTACTTCTGTTGAAACTGTTGGAAATAAGTTTGCAACTAGAGTAGAAAGTGCTCAAGCTGCATACTTCTTTGCTTGGGTTGGTGTATTAGAATTAGACCCATCTGGTGATGAATGGTTTGAAGTAAATAAACTTCCACAAATTGTAATTAACTTAGAGGGTAACTTTGACCAGATATTACAAGCCGCTGGTGGTGAAGATGCATTAGGTACTATATGGAATGCTTGGGAAACTATTTCATCTGGTGTTATCGGACAAACTAGTAATGGTTGGGGACGAGGTGGTCTTTGGGAATTAGTTTTAACAGACCAAGTTAGAAATGGTACAAGAACTTTTGTAACTGAAGTTAATGACCATAAACCTATCGGTAATGAATTAATTAGACAAGATGTAGTTCCATTTATTCGTTCTAGAAATGTTACATTTAGAGCATCTAAAATGAAACCTAAAACAAGAGTTTATCCTTTCTTTGATAGACAATATATTGGTGATTTCTGTGTTCCAGATGGTGGTAAGCCTGGTGGAACATTAACAACAATCACTTTACCAGAAACTCCAAACTGGACTGCCATAGGTAAAATTAGATTTGGTTACGATAATAACGATACTGCACACGATTATGTTGCAAAAATTATGAGTTCTGATTCTGAATATGGATTTAATACAGTAGGACAGTTCTCATTACATACAACAATAAACATCTCAAGAAATAGTAATGCATTTTATACTTATGACTTTACAACTGCAGCTGAGGGTGTAGTTGGCCCTAACATTCAAGGTGAAAAGTTTTGGAGAATTCAGATTGAAAGAGCAGAAGACCCTATTCATACTTGTGCTGGACATAGATTATATGGTGTAGAATTTTTCAATGCAGATGCAACAACTAATATTGATTTAACACAATTCTGTTCTGTTGTACAATTCCAGAATTTAACAAATCCAAGTGCAACTATTGACGGAATAGTACCACCAGTTGGTGCAGAAACTCCAGGCACTCCTAGAGATTCTGTTCTTCAGATTACATATAATTTATTTACTGGAACAAGAACACAGACTCCAGAAAGTGGAACTGTACAAAAACTATTACCGCCAGGTGAAGATGGTAATAATTTCATAACAGGCCCTACTGGTTCAATAAGTGGTGTCTTTAGTATTCCAGACCCTAACGCTCCAGGCAACCCAGCATTTAAAACTGGTGAAAGACAATTCAGATTAACATCTTCTAGAATTAATGAAGCAGATGATGTCAATTTAGAAGGTGTAGAAACATATGCAGAGGGTATCTATACTGCAAGAGGTTTCTTAAACACTATTGAAGAAACTGTTACAAGAACAAGAAACGGACAATTATTCCAAGAGGAAGTTTTTGAATCAAGAAGTTTCCAACATAGAGGTAGAACTTTAATACAGCCTTGGGATCCGCTTGCACAATCATTTATTGTTGATAGTGTTGGTGGTGAGTTTATTACAAAAGTAGATTTATATTTCCAAGAAAAAGATGAAAGAGTTCCAGTAACTGTTCAAATCAGAGAGATGAGAGATGGTTATCCAACTGAGAAATTATTACCACTTGCATCTAAAACACTAGAGTCTTCTGAAATATTATTATCAGATAACGCAACTACTGCTACAACATTTGAATTTGAATCACCAATTTATGTTGCAGACCATAGTGAATATGCATTGGTTGTGAAAACAGATTCAAGAGATTATAAACTTTGGATTTCTAAATTAGGTGATGCAGATATTGATACTGGAACGATTGTTAATGACCAACCATATCTTGGTGTGTTATTTAAATCTCAAAACAATAGAACTTGGAACGCATATCAAGATGAAGATATTAAGTTCTCACTTTATCGTGCAAAATTTGATACAAGTAAAACATCAAATCTAGTATTAACAAATGATTCAGTAGAAACTAGAACATTAAAACAAAATTCATTAGAATCACTTGCAAGTTCTGGTGTAGTAAAAGTTACACATAGAAACCACCATATGTATGCAACAACAAATAATGTTGCAATTAGTGGTGTATCGTCTGGAGTTTCAACTACTCTTAACGGTGCTTTTGGTGCCTCTGATACTTCACTAACATTAACTAGTAATACTGGTTTCCCAGGCAGTGGTTCAGTAAGATTAAAAATTACAGTTCCAAGAGATTCAACTACTGGTGATATTAGAGAAGATGAAATCTTTAGTGGTACTATTTCTGGTTCTTCTGTAACCAGTATAACAAGACCTACTGGTGCGATTGCACATAGTTCTGGTGCTGGTATAGAATTATATGAAGTAGATGGAATACCATTAGACCAAATTAATAGAACTCATACATCAGTCGGAAATGTAGGAATTGATTCGTATACAATTACAACTGCAAATACACTTGCAACCCAGACTGCAACTGCAACAACAGCTTCAAATGCAACCTCTGGTATTAAATTTGGTGATTCAACAACTGTTGTAACTGAAAATGCAATGATGGATGTTATGAAACCACTTGTAAGTAATGTTGAATATCCAAATACAAAAATTACTGCAAA